GTTCGGTCTTGGCGCGACGCTAGAAGAGAGCGCATCGTCGCTATTCGCCTCCGCAAGCATGCCAACAGGCATCATTGAAGTTCCTAACGAGCTGACAAAAGATCAGGCAGAGGCTCTTAAAGCTGGATGGCTGCGACATCACACTGGTGCAAACATGCACACACCTGGTGTCTTGACGGGTGGTAGCACATGGAAACCGCTCTCTTTCAAGCCAGAAGACACACAGCTTCTTGCATCGCGCGGCTTTAGCACTGAAGAGGTTGCGCGAATCTTCCGCGTTCCGCCAGTTTTGATTGGCGTTACAACACCTGGTGCAATGTCATATTCAAGCGTAGAACAGCAAAATCTAGCCTTCGTGCAATACACACTTCGCCCTCTAACAGAAGCGTTGGAACGTCAACTGTCTTCGTTGCTTCTTCCGCCAGATGCGTTTGTGCGATTCAACATGGACAGTATTCTTCGCGGCACTGCACAGGCACGCGCAGAAGTCCATCGTATCGCCATTCAAGAAGGGTGGAGTAGCGTTAATGACATTAGAAGGATGGAGGACATGACGCCAATTGATGGTGGCGATGTCTACCGAATGCCGCTCAACCAGGCTGCTGCTGAAGCCGCAGACCTACGACAGCGCGCCGACATTGCAGGAATCCTCGTGCGAGCTGGCTATGACCCAGCAGATGCGGCGAGGATCTCTGGAATCAAGAGCCTTAAGCACACTGGTGCGGCTCCAGTCACCGTACAGCCAGAGGGAATTTAAATGCCATTTTCTGTCGGTCAGGTATCTGTAGGAACCGCCGCAACGATCATCCTCGTGCCAACAAATTCAGATAAAGCTGAGATTACGATTGGCACAAAAGACAAAGACGTTGTGCTTGGCGGAGCAGACGTCACTATGAGCACTGGCTATAAATTGCTTTCTGGGACGGAAGTGACGCTTAAGCTAGGACGCAATGACACGCTCTACGGAATCACGGACACTTCGCCCCACACAATTTCGTTTTTTGTCTACACGCCTAACTAATGACGAAGCGCGCACTGCCAGATAATTACCGACCAGCCCTGGCAGATGACGTTCCAGAAGGGCGCGCCTGCGGGAACTGCCGATTCTATAACGAAGCCGATGTGCAGGGAGATAAGGCGTGGTGCGAGAAGTGGGATGACTATGTGAGTGGCGCCTACTACTGCAACGCGTGGGAGCCATCGGAAGAAGAGCGCGCACCGATTGATCCAGACGGCTACGCGCCAACAGATGCCATGAAAGAAGAAGCACAGCGCGGACTTGATTGGCGCAGTGAGTTCGGTCGTGGCGGAACGGAAGTTGGAATCGCTCGCGCACGAGACATCGTGAACGGGCGCAATCTTCCATTTGAAACGGTTCAACGCATGGCAAGCTTCTTTGCTCGCCATGAAGTAGATAGTCAAGCAGAAGGTTTCCGACCTGGAGAAGAGGGCTACCCTAGCAACGGCAGGATCGCCCACGCACTTTGGGGCGGAGACAGTGGCAAGCGATGGGCGGACAACATCGTCCAAAACGCTGAGCGTAAGGAGCATAAACACATGACGATGGAATTCCGACAGGCGCAAGCTGAGATTCGCGCCGAAGGTGACGGCTACACATTTGAGTCGTATGCCGCATTGTTCAACACGGAGTCTGAAGGTCTTGGCTTCCGCGAGGTGATTAAGCCCAAGGCATTTAGCAAATCTGTTGCTGCCGCAGAGCGCGGCGAGTGGGAAGTCAAGGCACTCCAGGATCACGATCCTAAAATGTTCCTTGGCTCCACGAAGACTGGCACTCTTGAGGTGAGCGAAGATGATCGCGGTCTTAAGGTCCGCGTTTCGCTGAACCCAGAGGTTTCATTCGCTCGCGACCTTGCCGCAATGCTTAAGCGCGATGGCGCAAGCATGGGACTTTCGTTTGGCTTCAGCGTGCCGAACGGAGGTGAGGGCTACAGCGAAGAAGGCGTGCGCGAGCTGAAGTCTGTGCGCCTCCACGAAATCTCACTTCTTACTGGAAATGTTCCTGCTTACCCAGCAACTATCGGCTTGGGTGCCGTGCGCGCGCTTGCGCAGCGCACCGATATTGCAGCGAACAAACTGACGCACGCGATTGACGGATTGCTTAACGGCAAAGTTGAAAGCGATGACGCGGAAGTTATTGATCTCGCAATCCGCAAGATCGCGCCTGAAGTCCGAAGCCCTTGGGTTATCGGCGCAGACCGCGAACTGGAGATTGACGAAACGCGCGACTGGGACGGCGCAGCAGCCGCTGAAAGGGTCTTCGCCCTGGCTGGTTTTGATGGGGAGAATCCTGATCCCTCCGTCGCTCGTCGCGCGTTCCTCGTCTACGACGCCGCAGCCCCAGAGCTTCGCGGCTCATACAAACTTGGCTTCGCAGATGTGGTCGGCGGTGAGCTTGTCGCAATTCGCGCAGGACTTAACGCAGCCGCATCGCGACTTCCACAGACCGACATCCCAGAAGATGTCATGGAACGCGCTCGCGGAATCCTGGACTACTACGCCGAAGAGGAGTCCGAAACAGCAACCTATCAGGATGACGAAGAGATGGATGACACAAACCGTGCCATCCCGCTCAGCGTCCGCGAACGGCAGCTGGCGCTTATGGCGCTAGATCCCAACCGAATTTGATCCACGAGGGCAACGGCACGAGGGTCCTGACGGACACCACTGTCTGAGTACCACTGGGTGAAAGAAACAAACTAAACAAAAGCAGAAAGGAACTCCAAATGTCGGAGATTTCAAAGAAGCTTTTCGCTGGTTACCGCAATGACTGGGAAGAGGCGAAAGCCCTTCTCGCAACGGCAACCGATGAGAAGCGAGAGTTCACTCCAGAAGAGGAAGCTCGTTGGACGAAGCTGAACGACGCCATGGCGGACAAGAAGTCCAAGATGGATTCCGTTGAGCAGAACGAAGAGCGCGCTGCCAAGATTGACGCACTCGCTGAGCGCGCACTCAAGGTAGAGAATGCAGTTAAGGCTGACAATGACGCGGATGTTCTCCGCGCTGTTGCATCTGGCGAGAAGCGATCCGCGAAGTTTGATATTCGCGCGCTTTCTTCCGCCGCAGCTACGGTGCCAGTCTCGTTCGCGGATTTTGTCGTGGTCGCGTTGACCGCTGGCAATAGCGTGTACGAAGGTGCAACGAAGCTTCGCACGGCAACTGGCGAGCAGATCACTGTGCCACGCCTCACGGCTAACCAGTCTGCTTCTTTCATTGCCGAAGGAAACCAGATCACGCCAACCGATCCTACGATCAGCAGCATTACGCTGTATGCAAATAAGATCGCTGCGTTGACTCTTCTTAGCAACGAATTGATCCGCGACAATGCCGTGAACATCACGCAGCTTGTGGGCGAATCAGCGGGTAACCAGATTGCATTCCTCGCAGGGTCAGCATGCACGCTTGGCACTGGCACGACGCAGCCGCTTGGCTTTGTCACCGCCGCTGGCAATCCGCAGCTTTCAACTGCAACGAAGTCGGGAACGGTTACTTCAACATTCTTTGACGCACTTGATGTGATCACCTTGGCGTATAGCCTCCAGCCGATGTATCGCAATGCGAACACCGAATGGCAGATTGCTTCAACCGCGATGTCAAAGATTCGCAAGCTTCAGGACACAACTGGTCAGCCAATCTGGACCCCTGGTCTCGTTGTTGGTCAGCCAGACACACTCCTTGGCTTCCGCGTTAAGGAAAATGTTCACATGGCTGCGGTTGCTTCGGCTTCCAAGTCGGTGGCGATTCTTCACGCGCCTTCGTACTACATCCGCGAGCTTCCAATTGAAGTGGCTTCCAGCACGGAATTCCGCTTTGATTATGCTCAGACGGCAGTGCGAACCCTGTATTCGGTTGACGGCAACATCCCAGATGTGACCGCGCTCCGCGTACTCGTTTCCGCTAACACCTGATTCTAGGTTTTAGCTGAGACAAACCCCGCTGGCTGGAGTAATCTAGCCAGCGGGGAACACTAAATTTAGTAGGGGAGGCAAAATCTGAATGGCACTCAGGATCGGTTTTACGAGTAACGCTGTCTGGGCAAATACGGGCTATGGCGTGCAAGGGGCAGAACTTCTGCCACGGCTGAAGAATGACGGTCACCTGGTGGCGCTAATGTCCAATTACGGGCTGGCTGGCACGACCCTAGAGTGGAACGGAATCCCAGTCATGGGTCAGGGCATGGATGCCTATAGCAATGACCTAACCCCAGCTCAGATCCTCTGGTGGCTCAATCAAGAGCCAAAACTTCCAGGGGTGGGGCTTAGTCTCTACGATGTCTGGGTCTACAAGTCTCCGCAGTGGGACGAAATTCCAATGGCATCCTGGACGCCAGTTGATCATGCCGTCGTACCGCCAGAAGTAAAAGCCTGGTTTGATCGTCGCGGCAAAGGCAAGTGGGCAATCGCCATGAGCCGATTTGGAGAGCGTGAACTTTTGCAAGCTGGCGTTGAGCGAGACCGCGTGTTCTACGCTCCGCACAGTTTCAATCCGAATATCTTCAAGCCGACACCATCAAGCATTCGCAAAGACCTAAACATTCCTGAAGACGCGCACCTTTCAATTTTTATGGGCGCGAACAAGGGCGTCTCGCCAGTCAGAAAGAGCATCGGGGAGCAGATGCTCGCCTGGTCAACATGGGCGAAAGATAAAAAGGATGCGTACCTTTATTTGCACACCGACATCTTCGGTCTTGCAAATGGCGTGAAGTTTGAGGCGCTTCTTGCAGCATGCAATGCGCCAATGGATCGCGTGCGTGTCGTGCCGCAGTTTGAATATCGCCAAGGTATTCCACAAGAAACCATGGCGAAGCTACTTACTGCAAGTGATATCAATCTGCACTGCTCCAAAGGTGAGGGCTTCGGGGTCGGCATCATAGAATCCCAGGCATGTGGTCTGTTACCAGCGGTAACGGAGTGGACTGCAATGCCAGAACTTATTGGCGCTGGCTGGAAAGTTGGCGGACAAGTTGAATACGATCCATTGCAGGGCGGCTGGTGGATGACACCGAATGTAAAAGAGATCATGGATGCGCTTCAGCAGTCATACGAACTGAAGCAGAAGCCGACTGAACTCGCAGAGGCGAAAGCCAAGGCAATGGAGTTCATGAAGAATTACGAGACGCAGCATGTCTACGAGACGCACTGGCGCCCGATTCTCAAGCAGCTTGAGGATGAAGTCAGTAAGCCCGTGGCTTTGAACCGCGAGCAGCGTCGCGCAGAGAAGAAGCGATAGGAGACTGAATGGCAATCACGAACGGGTACACGACAGGGAGCGCAGTTAAAGAAGCCCTAGGGATTATTGACTCTGCGTCGGACACGGAGATTGATCTTGTCATTGAGACCGTCAGTCGCATGATTGACGATTTCGCTGGGCGCTTCTTCTATAGCGCAGGGACTGTCGTGTCCTACTACACGGCAGATGAGACCCACAGCCTGCTGATTGACGATGTGTCTTCAGTGGTCACGCTCCAGACGGATGACGCTGGAACTGGCGCATTTGGCACGACCTGGGGAAGTGCCGACTATGTTGTGGAGCCATTCAATGCCGCGCAGACTGGGCGTCCGTACACGATGATTCGCGTAGCCACCAACGGCAATAACAGTTTCCCTGTTGGCACCGTGAAGGGCGTGAAGCTGACAGCAGTGCGCGGCTTTCCAGCCGTGCCAAAGCCTATCGTTACCGCAACCCAGTTGCAGTGTGGGCGAATTTTTAACCGAAGGAACACGCCCTTCGGCATCGCTGGGACATTGGAGACTGGGACCATGCGTCTTCTCTCCAGGCTTGACCCAGATGTTGAGCAGCTAGTCCGACCGTATCGCATTCCTTCACAGGCGGTTTAAGTGGATACATACGCGGTAGGCACGGCGCTCGCGGGGCGCTTCGGAAGTATTACGCCTCCGACTGGATACGAAGCGATTAAGCTCGCAACTGTATTCACGCCAGATAACATCTCAACCTATCCAGCGGTGATCGTATTGCCGCCAGACACATCGCTGTCGTATTCAATGAACCGACAGGTTGATGAGATCCATGTCTTCACAGTGCGCTTCATCATTCCTCGTTCTATGGGAACGGATCGCGGCATCAAGGCGCTCTACGCCTGGCGCGATGCGATTGTGAAAGGTGCAGTGGGAAACCAGGATCTCAATGTGGTCGGAGTGGTATCATGCCTGGTAACGAATGTCACGATGGGCGATGTCAGCTACGGCGCTGACGATGACCTTTTGGCAATTGACTGCCGAACCGAAGTAAGGTTCAGGTCAGTCGTAAGCGAAATCGGAGCTTAATGGCGAACGAGATTATCCGACTCAGCATCAAGCCTGAAGACTTTGTTCGTCAGCTTGAAGAGCAGCTTGGGCAGAAGGCGATGGACAAGATCGTCCTGGAAGGCACAAGGAAAGTCGCTGCCCAGACCGCACAACGCATTCGCCAGAATTATCGCAACCAGGGAATCCAGGTCCGACATCCAGCAGACGGTCTCTTCAAGTCCATTCGGTACAAGAAGATTCGCAGACGCTATTCGGAGATTGGTTACTGGGTTGGTCCGATGTCACGGACACGGACGATCAAGCGCGCCTTTGCGCGAGACCTTACGAGAGTGGTCGCATGGGGCGCCCATAGGCATCTTATTGAGTTCGGTCACCGCATCGTGAGCCACGATGGTGTGGACAGTGGACGCCGCACGCAGCCGAAGCCATTCATTAGTCCAGCCTTTGACGGCGCACAGGGATCAATTGAAGCGGTAGTCGGAGATGCATTGCAGAAGTACATTGATTCAACACCGCCAATCAAGTGAGGGAGTAGACATGTCTGAGACGCTCAAGCCAGCCGCGAAGCTGGTAAAAGTTGAACCCGTGCAGGGACGGTTTATCCCTGGCGTACCCGCGCGCTTCGCGGAAGTGACAGAGGATGAGGCACAGCGGCTCATTGCCAGCGGTGCCTTCGTGCTCGCAACAAACAAGCCTGCCGAACCTACGGCGGCAAAGCAGTCGCCAGACAAGGAGTAACTGAATGGCTACACGAGTGCTTCAGAGGGTTCAGGGTGCGCTTGAGAGCACGGCTGGAACCTTCGCAAATGCTACGCGCAAGCTCTACGGTGCAGAGATTACGCACGAGCGAACGATTGCATCTATCCGACCAGACTACCTGGACGGCACTTACAATCAGTCGCGCGCAGTTTATGAAGGCGTTGAGACGAACGCTTTCTCAATCACAGGTCCGTTCGCATTTGATCAGTCAGTCTTCTGGCTGAGCGCAGGCGTCGGTTCAGCTACGGCTGTCGGAACGGCTGCCCCATATGTCTGGACCTTCACCGCAGCTTCTACTGCCGACACGACCCGACCATTCTCACTTGAGTACGCATGGGCTGACGGCGGAGCAGGAATTCCTGCATCGTTCCGCGTGCCTGGTAACAAGGTCAACACATTCACCATTAACTGGGTTAAGGATGATGCGGTCACCTTTGAGGCGGGGATCGTCTCCTTCAAGGGAATGACCCAGGGTACCGCTCTTAGCGCGACGCCAGCCGATACGGTTGAGCGACACGCAGTGGGCGTCAACACGACCGTCTACATTGACGGGACCGCGAACGCAATCGGCACGACGGTGGACAGCAATGTCGCAGTTGCGTCGCTCGCGATCACGAACGGCTTCAACACTCGCTACGGGCTGGACGGCACCTACGCTGGCGCTGCTCTGGACCGCACCGCGAAGACTGAAGCTGTGCTCACACTGACCCGACACTTCCAGAACGATAACGAGCTGGATGCCTGGGAAGACAAGAGCCTCCGACGCGTCCGCATTGTCACGACTGGTCCGACGCTTGGCGGCGGCACCTACGAAATGACGATGGACTTCTTCGGTGTGATTGACGAAATCTCACAGGCAGATGTTGACGGCTCAGTCGCTCAAGAGATTACTCTTCGCCCATTCGTTGATGGAACGGTTACAACCATTCCGTTCAGCATTGTCGTGAAGAATAACGCAGCGACGATCAGCTGATTCGTTTCAGGTACTTGGACACCAGGGGGCGCGGGAACGCGTCTCCTGGTGTCTTACAGACGGGCGTTTTCGTAACAAAAATAGCTTAGGAGGCAAAATGAGAACATTTGATGTTGAGGTCGGCGGACAGAAATTCGTCATGAAGGCGATGTCTGCGCGCCAGTTTATCTCTATTCAGCGCGGCGAGATTGATGAGGCAAGCCTCATTGAGATGCTTGGGGCGGCAGCAGTGCAACACCCGTATGGCAAGGGAGCCGATGAGTTCCTGGACAATTGCGATGTCAAGACTGCGCTCAATCTGCTCAAGGGTTGGGCAGCCGAACAGACGGAGACCGCACTCCCAAAAGCACTAGACAGCAACTCAGCCGAAGTCTTGCAGCCGCAGGACTAGGTAACGGAAAACCGATCTCTGTGCCATGGGACTACGCGATTGACGCGCTAGCCAAGCGATGGCACATCGCACCGTGGGAGCTTGAGAATGCTCCCAATGCCGACTGGATCATTCGTGGTCTGTACTTCCAAAAAGTAGAATCCCAAGCACAGGCATCTGTGTCAAAGGCTAGGAGTAAGCGTGGCTGATAAGCGTGTTGGCATTGTCATTGAAGGTAAAGCTGCGGTTGACCCAGCGTTTCGTGAGGTCAAGAAACAGTTCAATCTTCTCCAGGCGTCTGGAAAGCAGCTTGGGAATGTTTTCACGGGTATTGGTCAGGGCATCGGTCAGAGGGTTGCTGGCGTAGCATTTGACGCCATTAGTAGCGTCACAAATCTGTTCACACAGGCGGTGCCGAAGGCGCTGGCTTACGCGCGTTCCATTGATGAGATCTCAGACGCTACGGGCGCGAGCGCAGCCCAGGCTTCGGTGTTGGCTGGAACGCTCAACATCCTTGGCATTCCTACCGACGGGCTTGCGACCACATTCCGAACGCTCTCATCTGAGATCGTTACGAATGAAGCGAAGTTCAATGCCCTTGGCATTCAGGTTCGCGACAGCGGTGGGAACCTTCTAAATACCGTAAGCATCCTGGACAATACGCGCAGTGCGCTTAACAAGATGGGCGATGGCGCAGCAAAGACTGCGCTCGCCGTAGACCTGTTCGGACGAAGCGCGCTGTCCATGATGGACTATCTCAACTTGTCGGATGAGGCAGCCGCAAGTGCCGCGCTTGAACTTGAGAAGATGGGGCTTGTCCTAAGCGATGAGACAGTCCGCGCAGCAGAGGATGCTGACCGCAGCTTCAACCTTCTTGGCATGACCGTTGACGGTCTCCAGATCACGCTTGCCAACCAACTGCTTCCGTCAATCATTAACATCGTGAACGCGATCCGTAACTGGGTTATGGAGAATCGCGAGGGTCTAATCAAGGTCCTGTCGCAAGTTGCTGGCGCAATTGCTGGATTTATCACAGGAATTCTTGGCGCGACGAACGCGATGTCTGGATTCATCAACAGCCTCCGATCATCTGGCTCTGCCGTTGACACGACGAAGGCTGGGATCATGGCGCAGATCCAGGCGCTTCAGCAACAGCGAGCAGCATACGCAGCATCTGGCTCTGGTGCCAGTGGTCTTGGCGGCGCCAACTCCAAGCTGACTAACGAGATCACTAAGCAGATTGCCAAGCTGCGTGAGCAGTCCAATGCGCTGCGCGAAGTTACGCGCGCTCAGATGGAGCAAGCTGCCGCTGCGTTCCAGGGTCTGCTGTCTGGTCTTGATGCAGCTGAACAGCAGTATCAGATTGAGCAGCGTCGCAAGGAACTTACTGACAGCATTGCAGAGGCAGAGCAGGCATCCGCCGAAGCACGCCTTCAATACCAGCGCGAGCTTAACGCGCTCCGTGGCGAACGAGATCTTGCCATGGCAGCAGAGGCTGACGCTGACAAGCAATTTCAGATTGCCGTTGACTACGCCCAGCGCGAGCAGCGCCTCCTGGAGCAGCAGGCTGAAGAGGCTACGCGTCTTGATAAGGCTATTGCCGAAGCGCGCAAGCGCCTTGTTGACTTTGAGCTTGAGACAAAGCGCCAGGCTGCGATTGCAGAAAAGCGCGCCAGGATTGAGGCTGCGCAGGAAACTTCGCAAGAGATCCAGAAGTTGGCAGAGGCGGACTACGCCTTCAATAAGAATATTGCCAAGCTTCAGCAGATGGAGGGTGACCTTCAATCCCAGCTGAAGATCGCTAGGGCAAACGGCGATTCTCTTGCCATCCAACTCATTGAGATCCAGCTTGCCCAGATTACTGACGCGATCAGGGCGCAGCAGGAAGCCAAAGAGATCGCTCGCCAGCAGCGTGAACTTGAGCGCCAGAAGGCGCGCGCCGCTGGAGCCAAGACATCATCTAACGCTGTCATTGCCACAATTGATGCCGAGATCGCCAAGCTTAAAGAGCAACTTCTCACCTATCAAAATCTTGACAAGAATGGCATTGAGCCTACCGCCGCTGAAAACAATGAGTTTCAGAAGAGCATGGAGGACTGGACGCAGATCGCGACAGATGTCAAGAATGCATTCAAGGTAATTGGCGATGTCTTCAATGTCCTGAAGTTTATTTGGGATATCACGGTCGGTCCGATCATTACCGCTATCGGCAATTTGATTGGTCTGCTTCGCACGGCAATTGATCTTATTGGAAAACTTGGCTCCGCCAAGATGCCAGATACCAAACAGCTCTACGGCACGCCAACAGAAACACCGCCTGGTCCATATCCTCCAACGCCACCCAAGCGCACGCCTACGCCTCCGCCCACGCCAGTTCGGATACCGACTACGGTTGGTCCACGCATGGGCGTTCGTGCCATGGGCGGTCCAGTCACTGGGCAAAATCGCTATCTGGTTGGAGAGAATGGTCCAGAACTGTTCGTTCCAAACATGAGCGGACAAATCATTCCAAATGGTGTTGGCGGTGGCGGCATCAATGTCACCATCCAGGCTGGCGCATTCCTTGGATCTGGTGCAGATGCTCGCGAGTTCGCTCGCAGAGTGTTCAGCGCAATGGAAGATGAGACACGCCGTCGCTACACGATTCAGCCAGTAGTCAGAAGGGGTGCAGGGGTATGAGCGTAGCGCAACCGCAACTCGCATCTGGCGCATCCACCATCATCCTTCCGTACCCAGCGCGCTCTAACCAGACGCGCCTGGCGTGGGAGTCTGTCGGCGGCAGCCGCATGACAATCAACGGTTCAATCCGCAGCTGGTCCGTTGGCTACCGATACCGCTATGTGTTGGCATTTGAGTATGCCAATGTGTCAACCTGGGAAGCCCTTGTGGATCTCTACTGGGCGAACATCTCTGGTCAGACTACTTCCGATTTCCTGTGGTCTGGCGGTCCATGGACCGATGCTCAGACCGCCGTGCCTGTACGCATTGAAGAGATCAGCGAACTAAGCACGGTCTATCCAGATGTGACAAAGGCAGACTTCACCATTGTGCTCGCTGAGGTTGACGCGCGCACTAGCTAGGAGGCAACATGACGCTTAGCGCAAACCTTGTTGCCGCTATCGCAGACAAGCAACAGCGACCGCTGCTCAAGCTTGAAATCGCGTGGAACGGCACTGAGTACATTGACGAGACTGGCTATGTCATTGATGCCACGGGCATTGAGAGCATCAACCCAGACACGGGATCGCTCCAGCCAGCAGAGGCGAACTTCGTCCTAGATAACCTGGACAATCGCTTCACGGCAGATAATGAAGACTCGCCAATCTATCCCTACATTCAGGGCGCATTCCTGGATGTGCGTGCTCGTATTTCCCTTGGCTACTACCACGCTGGTCAGGAAAACTTTAGGCAGATTGGCGTCTTCGTCGTGCGCGAGCTTGAGCCTTCGGAGCAGGGTCGCACTGCGACCATGCGCTTGACAGACATCTCCAGCCGATTCGTCAACATCCCAGCCTTCTACGGTCCGACGATCAATGAGCCGCTGCCAAACATCTTCGCTGCCCTGGCATCTAAGGCTGGGCTTGGCACGGCGGCATACACGACGGCTGGTACCGCATTCGGAACCGCTCAGTTCGCAGCTGCCGTAGGCGGTCGGCTTGCAGACGAGTTCGGTCTTCTGGCTATTGCCGAAGGCGGACGCGTTCACATTGATAGCGGCGGGACCCTGGTCTTCACCGACAATGAGACGCGCGAAAACGAATACCGCACGCCGATCATTACGCTTGATAAAGATTCCTTTCCTTTTGACATCTCTATCCTTCGCAATACTTCTGGCGCCGTTAACCGCGTAGTCTTGGCGTACGAAGATCGCGCGAATGCGGTCAGCGATGAGACGGTTTGGCAAGTGACCACGCCGATCAAGGTCCCAGCTGCTGGAACAGCGACTGGCTCCGTCGGCACCTACTACCTTCCAGGTCAGGTCACGCTGTCCGTCAATGCCCAAGACCAGACACGCTGGGTGCAGTTCAGTCCCGTAGTCTGGGGCGCTGGGAACCCATCTGCCGCGACTGCGAACACGGCTCCTAGCGGCTCTGGCACCGTGATCGTCATGGAGGCTGGCACGCCAGCTGCGCGCCTTTCCCTGGACGGCAAGCTCTACTACGCGTTGACACTTGGCGGCACAGCCACTGGAGACGGCAACAGGGCAACGATCACATTCAGGAACATGAACAGTGTGCCCGTCTATGTCACTGCCTTTACGCTGGTCGGAAAGCCATCGCGACTGTCTTCGCCATACGCGGTACAGGCTGACGATGGGGACGGTCAGGATCTACTTGGGCAAGTGCTTGAGCAGACGATCACCGATCCGTACCTTCCGTCCGTGGACATTGCGTACCAAAGAGCACAAGATCTCCTGTACTTCAGGAGCGTGCGACGCGTGCGCGTGTCTATCCCTTCGGCTCCTGGTCTTCCGATCAAGGCTGGAGAGGTCTTTGGTGTCGTAGATAGCGCCAAAAAGACTACCTACCTACAACAAGTAGCGACGATCAACTGGAAATTCAACGCGCAGTCGGGGTACACATGCAGCATTGACGGTCTTCCGTCGCTGCCTGGTCCATCCTCTGTGCTCATTGGAGACACCATCGGCGCCATTACAGACGCGGTAACCCTGGCTGAGCCAGAGGGTCCGTGGTATTGGGCGCCAGCTGATCCTGGGGAATCACCGCTGACATGGGACAGCAACACGCTATGGGGACCGCTGCCAGATCCAACACAGATCGGGAACGAAGTCGGCGCCCTTTCGGATACAATCACATTCACTGTTGAAGCTCCGCTCACATGGGATTATACAAATTGGGATGAGGAGGTCTGGGGTTAAGATGTTTGAATCAAAGATCACAAAGCCGTCTGGTCTAGTGACCATGACACTCACGCGACCAGACGGAAGTTTGGTCAACCAGGTGCAGACGAACACCTTTACGCTTGTTGGTGCAGAGCGCCTTGCGGCTGCGCTGAATGGGGAGGCTGGCACGCTTACCGTGTCCACCATCCAGACGAGCAGCGGCGGTCCGCGCATCTATGATTTTGACTCCACGACTGGCTTCACTGGAACCGCAACCGTTGACTCTGGCATCTACCGCCAGGGCGTTGGGGCGTTCAAGATTGAAGCTCCAACCAGTGGAACGCAGTATGTGTACGACGCAAGCACGATCAGTTCCACGAATGTTCCGACTGGATCATCCATTGAGCTATGGCTTCGCTTTACCACGGTCACTCGTGTGAACAAGGCTTCTAGCCAGCTGCGCATCTTTAGCGCAGGCAATGCGTCTTCCTATTACGGGATTGCCCTGTCGGACCTTGAGACTGCCGCTGGCGTCACCTTCGCTGACGCAACCTGGGCGCGCTGTCGCGTGCCGATCAGCAGCTTCGGAATTTCCGCAGGGGCGCCTTCCTGGAGCACGACCACTGGAATCGGGCTAAGCCTTGTGGCTACAGCCACTGGCACCGCTACCGCATACATTGACAATGCATTCGTTGTGAACGGAAACCTGGACACGACAAGCGCAGCCACGGCTGTGCCGTCGGTCTACGACAGTAAGGCTGTGACGCGCTCGCGCGCTACGCGCACCGTTACATCATCTGCCACATGGCAGCTCGCTGACGCAATTGGTGAGACATTCTATGTCCTAGGTCTTTTGGACGGATCAAGCAATCTCTTGGCAATTACTGGCTATGCCGCAGGAAGCGGCATCTACAAGGAACCCAACTCAATTCTAAATGTCAGCTGGGCGCTGACAACAACAGCCTAGGAGGGTGAGGGAACATGCCTAATAGCGGTACCGTAACAGCAGGCAGCGTCGCGCTTGCCTCTCAATACAATAATCTTCGCAGCGATGTGCTTGATGCAACGACTTCGCATGTGCATAGCGGCAGCGCAGATGCTGGCGCGAAGATTGAAGGTTCATACCTTAAGTCCACAGGCGCAACCAATGGTCAGGTGCTCGCGGCAGA